GGGCCATCTAAGCACTTCAAGACTTCCTTTGCACTATTGATGGCAGGTGCCTACCTAAAGGCGCATCCAGACGCCGTAATGCTGTTCTATGATAGTGAATTTGGTAGTCCACAGAGCTACTTCGAACAGTTTGGTATTGATACTGATCGTGTACTACACACTCCAATTACTAATGTTGAAGAGCTAAAGTTTGATATGATTGGTCAGCTTGAAGAGCTAGACCGTAATGATGATGTGATTATTGTCATTGATTCTATTGGTAATATGGCATCAAAGAAAGAACTAGAAGATGCTCAGAACGAAAAGTCTGTTGCTGATATGTCTCGAGCCAAAGCGCTCAAAGGCTTGTTCCGTATGACAACTCCTTATCTGACTATGAAGAATATCCCTTTACTTGCAATCAATCACACATACAAAGAGATTGGATTATTTCCTAAAGATGTTGTGGGTGGTGGTACTGGCATTTACTATAGTGCTGATAACATCTGGATTCTAGGTCGCCAGCAAGACAAGAAAGGTACTGAGATCCAAGGGTATCATTTTGTCATCAATGTGGAGAAAAGTCGTTATGTTAAAGAGAAGTCTAAGATTCCTATTACAGTGTCTTGGGATGGTGGTGTCCGTAGTTACTCTGGTTTGCTCGACTGCGCTCTTGCTGGTGGTTATGTTACTAAGCCTTCTAATGGCTGGTATGCTGCAGTTAATCAGTCTACTGGTGAAGTTGGAGCAAAGGTTCGGTACGATACAACTCTTGATAAGTCTTTCTGGGACCCGATCTTTACTGAAACAGATTTTAAAGATTTCTTAAAGAAACAATATCAGATTGGTTATCAATCATTAGTATCAATGGATGACATTGTGGAGAACATTGATGGTTAGTATTCCTAATATGTTTGAAGAGAATGTGCAATACGAACTTATTCCAGGTGATAATGATCATTGGCATATTCGTATCAAAGAAGGTGAGTTTATTGAATCAGTGATCAGCTTTGGTAAGATTTCAATGGAAGAGGATTCTCCTATATTGAGTTTTGATCTCACATTAGAATCAAGCCCTGACGAAGATCTGGCTTCAGATAATATAGACCTGCAAAAGTATGCAGGTAAAATATTAGAGAGTATTATTGTCAACAACCTTAATGAGCAAGATAAAAAATGAAAATTCTAATTATGGGACTGCCTGGGTCAGGTAAGACATGGCTTGCCGAGCAACTTCAGGTAAGATTGAATTGCGCTTGGTACAATGCGGATAAGATCCGTGAGATGGCAAATGATTGGGAGTTCTCTGAGACAGCTAGACTCAAACAAGCATATCGAATGAAAGTACTTGCCGACTTGGAGAAGAGTTATAGTCGTACTGTCATTTGCGACTTTGTCTGCCCCCTGTCAATCACCAGAGATATATTCAATGCAGATATTACTATCTGGATGAATACAATTGTTGAAGGAAGGTTCAAGGATACAAACAAAATCTTTGAAGAGCCTGTTAATAAAACATACGTTGTAGATAAGTTTATGACTCATAATGAAGTTGACTCCTTTGTTACTATGATGTATAAGGACTTCCCCAATGTTTGATTGGAAAAAGCCCACAGCACAAATGCTAGGGCGATGGCAGCCTTGGCATGATGGACACACTGAGTTGTTCAGAAGAGCTCTTGCAGAAGCTGGACAAGTATGTATTATGATCCGAGATGTTGGCGGTATTGTTGGTGAGGATGCAGGTGCAGGTCGAACTGCAACTCAAGATGACAACCCATTTGAGTATGAGGTTGTTGTTCAGAATATTCAAAAAGGATTGTATAATGAGGGGTATCGTTATAATAACGAATATATTATTATAAGAGTGCCAAACATCGTTGACATTAGCTACGGTCGTGGTGTAGGATATACATTCACGGAACATGATCTTGGTAAGGATGTTCATGAAATCTCTGCAACCAAGATCCGAGCGCGTATGCGAGAAGAAGGAAAATTATGAGTAATGTTGAACAAGTAATCTTACGCAATGTGCTAACTAATGAACAGTTCATGCGAAAGGTACTTCCTTTTATTAAACCAGAATACTTTCAAGGTGTGTATAACCAGCTATTCAAAGAAGCTGGTAAGTTTGTTGGTAAGTATAATAAACTGCCTAACCTCGATGCTTTTAAGATTGAGATTGATCAATCTGAGAAGTTTAACGATGATCAATATACTGCTGCAATGGAGCTACTTCCAAAGATATTTGCACAAGAAACATCTGATGATAAGTGGTTGATTGATACTACAGAGAAGTGGTGTCAAGATAGAGCGATCCATAATGCTATTATGGAAAGCATTAGTATCATAGATGGTAAGCATAAAACTCTAACTAAAAATGCTCTACCTGATCTATTGACAAAGGCTTTGGCTGTTACGTTTGATCCATCTGTGGGTCATGACTATATTGAAGATGTAGAACAACGATATGAGTTCTATCACATGGACGAAGAGAGAATAGCGTTTGATTTAGACTACTTTAATCGTATCACCAAAGGTGGAGTTCCTAATAAGACTCTCAATATATGTCTTGCTGGTACTGGTGTGGGTAAGTCGTTGTTCATGTGTCATGTAGCTGGCAATGTATTGAACCAAGGTAGAAACGTACTATATATTACAATGGAAATGGCAGAGGAGCGTATTGCTGAACGTATAGATGCTAACCTGCTTAACGTCCCATTAGATCAGTTGCAACATATATCTAAGCCTATGCTAACTAGCAAGGTAGAAGATTTAGTTGCTACTCATAATGGTAAGTTGATTATTAAAGAATATCCAACCGGAGCTGCTCATGCTGGGCACTTTAGAGCTCTACTTAACGAATTAAAACTTAAAAAGAACTTTGTTCCTGAGATGATCTTTATTGACTATCTCAATATCTGTGCTTCTAGTCGGATGAAAGGTATGGGAGGATCGATCAATTCGTATACATACATCAAAGCAATTGCTGAAGAGCTACGTGGTCTTGCTGTTGAGTTTGATGTACCGATCTTCTCTGCAACACAAACAACTCGTAGTGGTTTTACTTCATCGGATCCTGGGCTTGAGGATACAAGTGAGTCTTTTGGATTACCTGCTACGGCCGATCTAATGTTTGCTTTAGTATCATCAGAAGAGTTAGAATCGCTAGGCCAAGTGATGGTGAAGCAGCTGAAGAATAGATACAACGATCCTGGCAAGCATAAGAGGTTTGTATTGGGAATTGATAGATCTCGTATGAGGTTATACGATGCTGAGAATCCTGAAGAAGGTGTGGTAGATGACTCACCAGCATTTGACAAGTCTGGTACAGCCGAACGGTTCAAAGACTTTAAGATGGAATAGCCAACCCGTGACAGAAACAATTATTATACAGACAGTAAGGTAAAAAGATATAATGCATGCAAAACTTATTTCCCATAGTCAACCCAGTTTTCGAATCCACGCTGGCGAACTTGCACCAACGGGGCT